ATTGCTGAGTATTCGCGTTGAATACACCGTTTTTAAACGCAATTAATCCCCGTCCGGCTTGCCAAATGGAACTACGTCCACCGTTAATGGATTTAAGTAATTTGGCTTTAAGAATATGAAAAACTGAACTGACAGTGGAGGAGTTATAGCGAGGCAGAACCCCAGCCGTAATAAACGTATCCAGTGTTTTTACAATACGTCTTTTTATATGCTGTTCGTCGTTTATATACCAAACACCTTCGTCTTCGTCATAAGCAAAAAATTCATCCAGATTTGAATCAAATAAGAATTGATCGCCGTAGTTATTAACAATTACATCTGCAATATCGTTCTCAGAAAACTGTTTGTTTTTTGACTGAATTTGAATCAATTGTGCCGGTGTGGATGGGGTAGAACTAGACATAGGTGCAGTTTGTGTTGCTGAAAAAGAACTTGATGTTGAGGAAGAAGTTGATGTTGAAGTGGGATCGTCAAAACTCAGTATTGAATTAACTGGTTTGGGTTTGCTGTTAGCAATTTCTGTCCGTACATTGTCCGGACAATGTGCTTCAAAAATGTCTTTATTAGTAAACTTTATCTTTTTCCAAATAGCACAGTCTCCGTCTTCAGACACGATAGACAAAGCTGGTTGGAGGCTCTTTGGGTCTGTGATACTACTTAGGATTCGGTCAAATTTGCTGTCCAGTTCGGGGGCGTACTCGTAGATATTCTCGAACACTTGGTTCGCTATGTCAAGGGGTGCCTTCCGGACTGGCAGCCCAGCATCGTTTAGCCAGTTGCACCAACCAATAATTTCATTAAACGCTGAGGCCATAGCGAAGGATCTATCCGTCACCTCTTCGCCGTCTAGGATCCGCCGCACAGCTGCGCTGACCAAGCGGGCTAGATCGACCCCTGTGGGAGAAATCTCTGCTAAGAGAGCCTCAGACGCGGCCTCCTTAGATGTATTTTCTTTAGGTAATTTTAAATAAACCTGATAAGCTTCGTCAATTTTGTTAATGGGTATGTAATTTTCAGAAGTATAAATAAGTTCTGTGCCTTTTTTAGCACCATAAAATAAATTAGGTACTTGTGTTGCACGTATATCAGATCCCGGAATTTGCGCAGATATTTGACGAGTAAACCATTGATAAAATCCGGTATCAATAATTGGTTTTTCTAAACCAAAAACTAAACGAAATCTTGGCCACTCTTCTTTATGACTCGGAGAGTAGTAAGCAAAACTTAAATAATTTTTACAAATGTCTAATTGCTGTGCTTGTTCTGCATTTAATTCTTGTTTCTGTATTTTGTTCCCTTCGCTATCTTTTCCGTCTGCTTGATTGTCAATGTCAATAATTAATAAACCAGCTTGAATACAACCAGTTTCATTTTTAGCTCGTTTTCCGTTAACAAGATGCCACGCACATAGGCCATAGCCATGCTGTACTATTTCAGCTATTTCAGCTGTACCTTGAGTTAACTTTTCCCAATTTTCATTAAAACTTTTAAAATTTCCGCCAGTAGGAATTTTGCCTGTTTTGGGGCTTACGTACTTACGTACTTCCTGATTGACACTGAAATGAAACTGCATTGCTTGCTCCTGCCCAGACATTGTGGCACACTGCCCCCAGCGTGGCCACCGGAGAAATCCTTAATTCTGTGCCTGAGCCTCATAGAATTGTTTAACTACTTCCAGCCACTGAACTTCGTGTTTTTCAACGTCGTTTTTGGAAAAAGTAAAAACTTGAACTGAGAACTCAGGTATCGCCGTAGAAACGATTATTTGCGTCTTATCAATTTTAATCCCTAAACATTTTTCAGCGGCAAGTTTATAAGCAGCAAGCTGAAGTTGAGTTTTTTTAAGTTTAAATACACCAGAAATTAGAGCCTTCTTGAGTTTATCGTCTATACCTGAGTTAGCTCTGGGAAATTTATAACTATACGGACCTGCGGATGTTTTAAAGTCACCCAGAATTGTTTCACCGTTTTGATCTATATAGATAATGTCGCAACACCCCGCATATCCGTGCCCAGTATTTTCATCGTAGTAATGTATACGTCCTACACCGTCTTCACCAGTAAAATTCGCCCATTGCGGTTGATTATACGGTTTTTCCGACCACAGAACTTTACCATTTCCAAGTAATTCTTCCAGTTTTTCAGGCATATCCGTCCAATAAGGAGCGTATTCCTTGGGAGGATGTACCTGTAAACCTCTAATCCAATTCTCAGCTGCGTTATGGATCCAGTTTCCCCTCTCAGCTGCTTTATCAGCAACTCCAGGGTTCATAATGTTCCAGTGTGCTAATTTTGCGCGAGTCTCTTCTGTTTGCGTGGCAGATAAAACACTAGTTACGGATGGTAAAGGTTTAGGAACACCAGCGCAATTGTAGTGCCTAAGTCCGTTTAAAGTTAATCGTGTTTGAGACACAAAACCGTGTCGAATTAACTAAATACTAGCGTTTATTTTTAGAATTTCATTGCAGGAAATCTAGCTGCTGTACTATCATCATCCTCGTCATCATCTTCTGAATCTTCTGCTTCATTATCTTCTTCGCCACCAATAAAAAATTCAGATTTCTGATAATCAAATTCTTTACTACGGTCACTGAGTTCTTCGTTTAAACACATACCTGCACAAAAACTTTCACTGACAATTTCAGCGCAATCTTGTGCCGAACGAATTTCTCCTTCGGGAGATATACATTCTTGAAGTAGTTGGTTCGAAACCAGCAAAGCACAAACTTTATCAAGTTTGGTGTTCATCTGAATAAGCTGTTCCAGGATTGACTTTTGGAACACTTCAAATTTTTGTGATCTTGATGTCATTATTCGAGCGGAGGAAGTGGCTCAACGCGGTCCCAATCTAAACCGAATGTCACTTGAGTGCCATCGCACCAGTTTTCCGGCTTCTGAAAGAGAAACCAACAGCTAGTTACAGAATCTTTGGTCGAACCAAGTGCCCTGAATTTCGGGCGGGGGCTCAGAACAATCATGTTCGACAATTTATTTGCCAAGAGAAAATTTCGCCTCCTAGCAACAGGTTCTATGAAAGATAAACGATCTAAAACAGCAATCCCTGAAGTAGCGACCTGCATACCATATTCAAGAATGTACTCAGTGTAATTAGATAAACCCATTGTGCTGGAAATAACCCAGTTATACTTCTTTGATTTTTCTGAAATCCACCAAACAGGATCTGTTAAATTTTCTTCTTTTTCATTACGGGTTACTGCCAGGTTATGTGAGCGCAATTGATCGCTAAGAACTCCCAACGGATCGTGCGGCACTAAAACGGAACCAGTAATAAATGAATGTTTAATTAGAGAATGTGTTACCCCTTTCGGGATACTGTAAAATTCTGACAAAGTTTTGAGGGGACTGGCTCCGTTAGAGCTTAACTGTTTTTCGAGTGTCGTCCAGTGTTTAGTGAGTATAGTTAACACATCAATTTCACCCCCGTGGCAACCATGGAGTGGGAAACCGCTGAGCAACGCTTTACTCATCAGAGGGTCATGCTCGAAGCTAAAAAACTTAGCAAAGACGAACTTTTAAAGATTTTTGATTCAGTTTATAGACAACAACAAATGCACAATCGATTGTTTACTTGTTTAGTTAAATGGTGCGTTAGTAATTCTGTAGAACTTCCCGCCTTCGATCAGCTACTAACACCCAAAATAGTTGATCACCCTGCGGAACAGAAATAAACCCCAAACGTTGTATATAACGAGATAATAAAGCTGAACGACTTGACTCAGGTTGAGTATAAATATGATGGTCTTCTGGAATTTCTTTGAGTAATTTTTTAAGTAAAACAAAAGCGGCAAGTAAATGCTGAAAAGAACCCACAGGTTGTTGCGCAACAACACGTCTAGATCTTTTATTCTTACGGCCAAAGTACCAATCGTTTGCTGCTCTTTTGGATTTGTTTACAATGATTCCCAAATTCCACACGTCGGGAGCAATCCGCTCTAAGTACAACGTAGACCAGATACCGTCAATCTTGATTCGAGCTGTTTTAAATCTCATAATTTACAAGAAAAAAAAGGCGGCTTAGTAGCCGCCCTATTGTTCCATTCCCCGTCTCCCCTTAAGGAGGTAGTGAAAGTCTACCTTAGAAATCCAGTCCTAACGACTTTGCTTGATCTTCCGTAAGCTCGACAGCTTTTTTAGGTTTTGGAGTAGAAGCTGTAGTCGGTTCATCAGCATCATCCACCACAGCAGACTTAAGAGCCTTAGCAGGAGCTGAACTCTGACCAAAAGTCCGCTCTTGCGATGGTGGTCGAGATGCGGCAAACTGCGCTTTAATCTCCGTGTGATCTGAGCCAAGTGAAAGCTCAACCAAATCCGATCCAGGAATGTGAGATTTGAGTGCGGCAGCGATGAGCCCAGGTCCTTGATTCGAAATCCAATCATCGATGTCATTGATTAATTTAGTTTCTTCGTCTGTAGCAACAGGACGATCAGAGAATTCAAGAGCATTAAAGTTAATCTTTGCTCCATCAGCACCAGTTACAGGATCGCGTTCATTGAAACTTCGAGTTACAAACTTAGTAGCTGTAACAACTGAAGCACAGTTAATCCTGTTGTTGTAAAGAGTTTGAAAATAACCAATAAAATTTTTCTGAGAGGATTTGCCAGAAATCATAGAAGTAGTCACACATCGAGGAGGAAGCAACCTGTGGTTAGGGCTGACACCGATGTAAGCAATGCGGAGAAATTCTTCTTGATTACGCATTCCAAGGTTGCCAAAATACGGGCTAAACCCCAAAAGCACAAATTCAATTGGAATACCATTGTCATTTCGATCTACGATCGCGCTGTCAGAATCAACATCAGATTTCCAACGACGAGCCTGTAGATCAATTCTTAAAGTATGTGGGGGAACATTACAAAGAATTTCGTCTTCAGAAAATTGACCAGCGATGAACACCATAGTTAGTACCTAGATCAGAGAGAGAAATCAATAGAACCGAGAGCAGCTGCAGCAACTTTACCTTTTTCAGGATCAGCAGCTTTTTTAGGTGCAGTTTTGTTGGATTTGGGCAAGTACAGAATCTTGTCCACGTTGTAGTTTAAATAAAATTTGTCGTCTTTTTCACTTGTTGAAACTTTTCCAACAGCAATGGTTGGAGTTCCCGGTGCAAGGTCTGACAATTGTTTTGAGAGTTCACCCCAAGCTGTCAGTTTGAACCATGCAGTTTCTGAGCTTTCTGTTTGCCACGCAAGCGAGCGATTCGTCACCGTGGTATCACTTAGCTCAACTTCCTCAGATTTAGGCCCAAGTCCTCCTGTAGCCATAAACAAATTAATGGCCAGCAAGTCACTGAAGTTATCTGAAGTAACAACCAGAATAGGCTGCATCTGTAAGACACCATCCGGTGTTGGTCGGGTTGGTCCGAGTGCTAGGACAGTTTGTTCAAGTTTTAAATCTTTTATAAGGCCACCGACATAGTGTCCTTTTTGCTGTAGCAGTTGCACTTTTGTTGCAACACGCTTGTCACTAGACGGAAGAGATTCCGTCAGCACATTTAAAACCCCTTGATCGTCCTCTTGTGCTTCAGCTGTTACTCGTAAACCCAGAAGAAAAACGTTCATTTTTTAGTTTCCTGTAAATCGTTGAACGGTGTACGTTAAGTGCGTCGGCTATCTGGTTTATGCCAGTGCCTTGGCTTCGGTAGGCTAGTAGCAATTTGGTGTCACCGCAAGAGAGTTTTGAGTTTTTTCCAAATAAATACGCAAAGTGATATGGGTTTATACAACATGTACAATTGCACGTAAGTTTTACATTTGAGTCAGTTGGAATATCTAAGTAACGAAGAATTAAATTTTTTAGAAATAACCGTCTACCAAATATATAAACACAAGGAGCTTTATTACTGAATTTACCTCCCCACTCTGTGCATGTGTTGTATGTAAATAAGTTAAAAGCTAATTTTTCAAATAACTCTGAGAGTGGGGATACTTTTTGTTTTTCGTAACCTAGTTCATAGCTAGAAGCATTTATGCTTCGAGAAATATCTGTTGCTTGAGCCTGAGCGTGGTTACTGTCGTAAGCTTTTATAGAAATTTTTAAGTGTTTTGATTCTTCTCTTAAAATTAACCTATACGAATCAGTACACGTCGTTGCTGGTAAAGTCATGGGCTCCTTCGGGAGCTAATTTTTTTGCTGCGGCAAGTATATCATCCTTTGTGTAGATTGCATTATGCACATCTAAATACCCTGAGTCCATTCCGACTATATAGCTATCGCAATCAAATTTAAAAACATCGTAAAGTACATACCGATACGTACCTCTGTCTTTTAAATCTCCTTTATATATTTTGTTTGTAACTACAAAAAAAGCTTTTAATTTATCTTCGTAAGATAACTTTTCCCACCAATCGTTTGCCTCACTTTCGTAAGCTGCGAACGTCATTTGTAATTAAACTCAATAACCTCGACCACTCGCACCAATGGTCGCAAGATCTTGTTTAATCTGGTCTATAGATTTTCCAGTACCTTGCCAGTTAGAGATTTCTTGCGCATTAGGCTGTCTCCCAAGAGAAGCTTGGTAAGAATCTTTAATTGACTGAGTGCCAGATAAAGAGTATGCACTATTTGCTAAACCTTGTTGAATTTCAGGCAAGGACTTACCCGTACCCACCCAATTTTGAACTTCCTGTTGCTGTGGTGCACGCCCTAAGAAGGTTTGGTAGGAGCTTTTTATACCCTCGGTCTTGGGGTCAGCCAAAGCAGGTTTAGGCGCTTCAACAGGTTGTTTCGGCGCAAGCGAAGCTAATATTGCGGATAACTGAGATGAATAGTCAGGTCCAGCAGGAGCAGGAGCGGGGCTAGAAGCAGGAGCTGAAGGAGGAGTAGGAGCAGGTGTTAGAACAGCAGCCCCACCGGGTGACGTGAAGGTAGCTTGTTGTCCGCCTTGACCAGAAGATGCTCCTAAACGGCCACCTCGTGAACCTTTATTGATCCCAGCAGAGAGTTTTAATTCTGGAAAATAACCGGACAGCACAGATTCTGACTCTTCCTGATTGTCCTCCTGTGGGGTAAAACCAAAAAAATTACCCGCGAACCGACGACCTGATGGCATTTTTAAAAATAGTCCCGTGTGTTTAGTTTAGCAAGACTATTTACTTTCGATAAAAAACCGCCTCAAGTAATGCCCTTGTTTCAGTACCATATTTAAAGTATTTTGTTTCATACGAGCTTCCTCATATGTTTTAAATAACATAGCGTTTTCCTTTGTATCAGAGTACTCTGCTACTTTATTTTCTTTTAAAACAGATTTAACAAATTTACCTGATGGGCTGAGAATAACCCACGTTTCCCGGAACCGTAAGCTGGTCGCGTCGGCCATTTCGGTTTCCGTGTACAGTTTACAAACTTTGAGTATTTTAGATTGAAATTTTAATTTGAGTGATTGTTGATTTTTTTTAATATTTAAATCAATTTTATTTGTGCGCTTTAATTGCCTTGCAAAGTTTGCTGCTTTAAGCGGCGAATCAAATGATTCGTCCGTAAGGTAGAGACTTTCTTGCCCCACAATAACCCCGTGGTAAGCACTGTTTAATTTCACGGTGCACACTTCTTTGTCTGGATTTACTTTAAGTTTTACTAAGCTCATCAAATTTTTAAAAACTGATTAAATTATATGCCTTAATTATTTGTTTTGGGATTTAAATTTCATTATTTAGCAGCCCACGAAAAACCAGCACTAGCGTCTGCTTCGGCTGGTACCGTTTTTAAAACAATTTCTGCTGCTTTTATCATCGCATCTTCCAGAATATGTTTGTATTTTTCAGCAAGTTCTTCCTTTACTTCCAGGACCAGTTCATCGTGTACGCAAGCGATTAAATAAGCATCCTCATTTAAATAATCCGCGATTTTTGCTATAGCAATTTTTAAAATGTCTGCTCCCGAACCTTGGATTAATGTGTTCGCACTACACATCATTGTTGCGTCGTCGTAACTCAGTAATCTGCGCCGTCCGCAAGCGGTTCTGGTGTAGGCCCAGCCGTCGGCAACTAAAGCATTGCGTTCCTGGTGCCAAGAACGCAAGCGTGGATAAGCCGCATGAAAAGCAGTATGGGCAACTTTAGCTTCAGATAAAGTTATCATTTTTCCGCTTTGAGCTGCGTATGTTTTATATTTTCTAAAACCCATACCGTATAACAAAGCAAAGTTCAAAGTTTTACCGTCTTGCCGTTCTTCTTTTGTAACGTCATTAATGTCTTTTTTATAAATCAAACTTGCGGTTAATGTGTGCAAGTCAATTTTGTTAATAAAAGCCGCTTTCATCTGAGGGATATTGATTAACTCCGCACCTAGTCGAAGTTCAATTTGAGCCCAGTCACATATGACTAGTTTGAACCCAGGCGTGGCAATAAAACACTCACGAAAGTCTTTTGACCGGGGAATCTGCTGTATGTTGACCCCAAAAACTGTTTTTTGTTTGGTTTTAGCAACCTTTGGGGAGCCGCTGCTGGTAAAACGCCCTGAATTTGCTCCGAATTGGTTGTAACCGGAATGAATGCGTTGTGAAATCGGGTTAATGTTGTCAATCAGTTTATTTACATGCTCTAATCGCGTTTCAACCTTGGCTCGTTCGCGATACAAACGTAACGTTTGATCGTCACTGTCAAATTCTGATAAAGCAACTTGATTCAGCGTGGGTTTATTTGTGACACCATCAAGCGGTAGTGCAATCCCACAGGATGTGAAAGTGGAAACAATCTGAGCAGTCGATCCAGGATTAAATTCTTTTTTAGCTTTTTTACCTACGGCAATTCTGCCTTCAGGATCTCTTGGAAGTTTCCTATCATCAGGTAGACGCGCATCTAAATCTTCGACAAACTGTAAGGTTCGTTTCTCAAGGTCTTCAGCTGTTTTTACTTTTAAAGTTTTTAATTTTTCCAAATCAATATTAAAACCTCGCCGGCACATTAAAGATACGGGTCTTATACACCTACTTTCTATCGAATACAGCTCTAGCAAACCTTCTTCTTTTAATTCTTCAAACTGTTGTTTAGCAATAATCGGAAGAATTTTTACGTCTTTTGCGGCGTAAATTAACTGTTCTTCAAGTAATGGGTCAGCACTCCAATCTGAAACCTGTTGTTCTTTGTCAAGTTCTAAACTCAGTCGGCGTGCAGCTACAGCTTTCAGGCCGCAGGAGACATCAGCAAAATAAGGTTTCTTTGTCTGCGGAGCTATGCGTTTCTCTTTAAACCCAGCACGCAGCACACGTTCAGCAATGTAAGTACAGAAAATTTTATTCTTAAAATCACAGTTTATAGAGTGTAAAAACTGCAAATCAAAATTTGCGTTATGTGCAATCAGCGTGGATCTAGATTCAATGTAACGACATAGTTCGGTAGTATCAATTTTAAAAACATCAAAAACATAAACAGGATCATCTATATCTTCAACTAAAGCAGAACAAATCTGAATAAGGCGTA